CCAAAGACGGCTACGGCAACGGCTACGGCTACGGCAACGGCTACGGCTACGGCGACGGCCACGGCTACGGCGACGGCTACGGCAACGGCTACGGCGACGGCTACGGCGACGGCAACGACTACGGCTACGGTAGCGGCAACGGCCACGGCGACGGCAACGACTACGGCAACGGCAACGGCAACGGCTACGGTGGTAACGAATGACACACCTCTACTGGCCTCGGCTGCTGCCGGGGCAGATCATCACCACCAAAGACGGCTACGGCAACGGCTACGGCTACGGCAACGGCTACGGCTACGGCGACGGCCACGGCTACGGCCACGGCTACGGCGGTACAGACTTCTAACCAAGGAGAAGACCATGAAGATTGTAGTTATCAACAACGGGTTTGTGTTTGTGTGCGGGGAGTTCTCTCAGTCACAGCACCACGCAACTATGACCAAGGCGAGGTGTATCCGTACGTGGGGTACCTCGAACGGGTTGGGGCAGCTGGCGGTTGGTCCCACCAAGGACACAGTACTCGACGACCAGATACCGATTGTCGAGGTGCCGCAGCACCAGATCGTGTTCACGTTCGACGTCGCGGACGTCTGGGCAAAGCATCTCACATAACAACCAAGCGGAGGACAACATGAAACTGTTCGCTATACGGCTGCCTGACGGCAAACTCGTCACTTCGAAGTACACCCGCGAGGTGGTGTACTTCGACGACAAGAAAGAGGCCAAGCGCATGAGGGATCGCCATGATGGTGCCGTCGTGGTGCTCGGACCCGACCACCGTCGCTACAACCACTAACCACCAACGCATCAAGGAGATTGAATTATGCGTGCTTCTCTTATCAAATCCACCCTGTCCGCTCTGATCCCCGTCGGTCGTTCCGTCGCTATCGAGGGTGCCCCCGGCGGTGGTAAGACCACCATCGTCCATGAGGTCGCAGAAAGCCTCGGTATGCCCATCGTCGAGCGGCACATGCCGACCATGCTGGTGGAAGACTTCGGTATCCCCTACCCCACCGACAACGGGTTCGAGTACAAGTTGCCCGACTGGTTCCCCTACAAGGGCAAGCCCGGCACCGAGAACGGCGGTGTTCTGCTGTTCGACGACCGCAACCAAGCCAATGCCGACCTACAGAAGGTACTGGCCAACATCCAGCAGGCTCGGACCCTGCATGGCAAGCCGTTGGCGGATGGCTGGACCGTGATCTCGACCGGCAACCGCCAGTCTGATCGTGCTGGGGCCAACCGGGTACTGTCCCATCTCCGTAACCGTGAGACGGTGCTCGAGTTCGAGACCCATCTGGATGACAGCACCTCGTGGATGATCGACCATGACGTGGCTCCGGAAGTCATCGCCTTTATCCGGTTCCGGCCTCACCTGCTCCATGACTTCGATCCTCAGCGTGACGTCAACCCGACGCCCCGTAGCTGGGTCGAAGGTGTCAGCGCAGTACTCGGCAAGGTCCCTGCCGAGGCCGAGTACGAGTGCTTCAAGGGTGCTATCGGTGAGGGTGCAGCGGCTGAGTTCGTTGGGTTCATGAGGATCTACCGCAAGCTGCCCAACCCTGACGCCATCCTCATGAACCCCGACACTGCTGACGTGCCGTCTGATCCGGCCACCCTCTACGCCCTGTCCGGTGCCATCGCTGAGCGTGCCAGTGAGAGCAACATGGAACGTGTTTGTCGGTACTGTGAGCGGATGCCGGCTGAGTTCTCTGTGCTCAGCATCTCCTACGCTGTCCGTAAGAAGCCCGAACTGGCCAATACGGCGGCCTTCACCAACTGGGCTGTCCGCCATCAGGACGTGCTGTTCTAGGTCTTGTTATTGAAATAAGACCTGCTATGATACATGCCATGCAACCAAGGAGGACACGATGAGTGTAGCCGAAAGCAACAAGCGCCGTGCCAAGCATGGCATGTATCAGACGCCCATCTATGCGGTGTGGCAGCAGATGAAGGACCGCTGCACCAACCCCAACAACAGCAGGTACCACCGCTACGGCGGACGTGGGATCAAGGTCTGCGACCAGTGGCGGGAGTTCGAGAACTTCTTCGCTGACATGGGCCATGTACCAGAGGGTATGACCCTCGATCGGATCGACGTGGATGGTGACTATACACCGGATAACTGCCGGTGGGCCACACGTCAGGACCAGCAGAACAACATGAGCACCAACAGGTTGTTCACCCATGAGGGCAAGACGCAAACGCTTGCCGAGTGGGCGAGGGAACTCGGGCTGGCTTACCACGTCTTGAAGTACCGGCTGAATAAGGGGTGGCAGCCACCGGAACTGTTCACCACCGAGAACCTGAAAGGGAAAACAGTGAAGCACCTAGTCGAATACGAGGGGGAGATGATCCCCCTCAAGGAAGCAGCGGAGCGTAGCGGTGTGCCTATGCAAACGCTGTACTGGAGGATGCGTGTCGGCAAGCCAATCTTCTGATCCCAAACGTCCGACCTTTGTCCACTGGCTCCGTGCCAGTGGACAACTCGACGCCGGTGAACTCGGAGCACTCGTCAAGGAGTGGAACCAGATCAAGCACGGCTCTGCTGGCCACGAAGTCTTCACCACCAACCCCATCACGTGGGACCAGTTCGTCGGCAGCAAGTACCCTCGCAAGGTGGTGACCTATCAAGCGTATCTCCGAGTGACCGGGGCTGCGCCAACCCTCAACAAGGAGTGAGCCAATGAGACTGACCAAGGACATGCGGAACAACATCCAGCAGAAGATCATGGCCAACGTGCCGGTCATCCACTACCACCCCCTGATGGCCGAGGTCATCCAAGCTGTGCTGTGCAAGCACATGACGGATGACATTCGCCGGGCCTATGAGGACCCGGCACAGCGGCCCTACCTCTACGCCCAGTGTGTCGAGGTGCGGGACGGCAACGACCGGATGACGATCCGGCAGATGAACGACCGCGGGTGCTTTTACGCACCGTATGAGTTCTACGGGCTGCCCCGCGCGCGCAAGGTGATCCGGGTGGATGATGCCTCTGTCGGCCGCCTCGAGGAGGGGACGCTCGACTACGACCTGTCCCATGCCCTGATCGAGGGCGGGTACTACCGCAAGCACAAGGAACAGGAGCAGCTGTACGACAGCGTCCGCCGGCGGGTGGTCAATACCCTGAACAGCGTGACCACCGTCAAGAGGTTGTACGATGTTCTCGAACCTGAGCTGCATCACTTCATCCCCAAGGAGAACGACAAGAAGGCGGGGCTACCGGCAACGGCAGCACCCTTCGCCGACGACCTGAAGAAACTGGGCGCTGAGCTGCCCACCATCCCGAAGAAAGGCTGAACCATGTCCACACAAGTGCTCACAGCAGAGGAGGCTGATGCCCTGTTCGAAGCGGCCGAGTTTGCCCGCAAGAACTCGTGGCACACCAACCACCTCGGCGACCGTCTCGCCGTGTTGAACAGTGCAGTCCGCAAGCTGCGCCGTGCTACCACCCTCCACCTCGAACCCCCGAAGGACTGACAACATGAAACTCTCCGACCGAGCACTCCTTGTGCAACTGAACATCTCCACGTGGTCCGCTAACAAGTTGGATAAGGAGATCAGCAACGAAACCAACGCCATCAAGGGCGTCCAGCAGAACGCTGGGCGCTACCACAAGAGCCTGCTGCCGATGTGTGGCCTGCTCGATGACATCAAGAAGAAGGCGACCCTGATCCGTACCAAATTCTACGACAACACCCTGCCGTGGGGTGTGAAGGGTATCCAGATCCTGCCCACCGCCAACTACCTCGCCTTCATGACTGACTTCCGCAAGGAGAAGGCGGAGTACGAGACACTCGTCAACCGGTTCGTCCCGGCCTATCCCCAGCTGGTACAGGATGCGCAGCGGTTCCTCGGTGCAGCATACAAACCATCCGACTACCCCGAGGCTCACGAGATCGCTGACAAGTTCAAGATGGACATGCAGGTCATGCCTGTCCCGAACAACGACTTCCGTGTGAACATCGCCGACGAGGAACTGGAGCGTATCCACGACGAGGTGTCGGCCCGTGTCAAGCAGGCTACACAGGGTGCCATGCAGGACGTGTGGCAGCGGCTCTACGACAAGGTGAAGCACTTCGCCGAGAAGATGGACGACCCCAAGGCGATCTTCCGTGACTCAACGGTGGAGCACTTGGTGGATCTCTGCGAGCTGCTGCCCCGGCTCAACGTGATGGACGACCCGAACCTCGAGGCCATGCGGCAAGAGGTCGAGGCCAAGCTGGCTGGGTACCAGCCGGACACCCTCCGTGCCGACGTGAAGGTGCGTCAGACGGTGGCTACTGAAGCGAACGACATTGCTGCCCGCATGGCAGCCTTCATGGGAGGACTGAACTGATGGACCTGATGAAACGCCTGAGCAAAGCCAAGACCAGCCTGATCCTCGAACATCCGTTTCTCGGGTCGGTGGCACTCAATATGCCGATGGAACTGAGCGATACCGTCCCGACGGCCGCCACCAACGGCAAGCGGGTGCTGTACAACCCCGAGTTCATCGAGCCGCTCACTGACGAGGAGCTCAAGTTCCTCGTGGCTCACGAGTGTATGCACCCCATGCTGGAACACAACTACCGGCGCAACGGCCGTGACCCCAAGAAGTGGAACATGGCAGCGGACTTCGTCATCAACAAGCTGTTGGTGGACGAGGGTATCGGTAAGTTCATCGAGGGTGGCTGTCTCGATGACACTATCTACAACAACGGCGGCGGTACGTCCGACGGTATCTACAACCTGTTGCCTGACGGCGGCGACGGTGACGGCGACGGCGGACCCGGCGGACCCGGCAACGACCTCGAGGACGGCGAGGGTAGCCAAGCGGAGCAGGCTCAAGAGGCTGCCGAGTGGAAGATCAAGGTGGCCCAAGCGGCACAGGCTGCCAAGATGATGGGCAAGCTGAGTGCCAACATGGCCCGGCTGGTGGACGAGGTACTCAAGCCCAAGGTTGACTGGCGAGAGCGGCTCCACGCCTTCGTCCAGAAGGCCAAGAACGACCAGCGCACCTTCGCCCGGCCCAACCGCCGGTTCCTCAGCCAAGGGCTCTACATGCCCACCGTATCCGGTGAAGTGCTGGGCGAGCTGGTGTTCGCTGTCGATATGTCCGGGTCCATCAGCCAAGATGAGGCCAACCAGTACGGCGCCGAGTGCCGGGTGGTACACGAGGACGGCAAGCCGTCCAAGCTGCACCTGATCTTCTTCAGCCACGAGGTCTGCGCTGTCGACACCCTGACACGTGACGACGAGTTCCAGTTCAACCCTCGTGGCGGTGGCGGCACGGCCTTCAGCCCTGTGTTCAAGTACATCGAGGAGAACGACATCGACCCTGCCGGCATCGTGTTCCTCACCGATCTCTACTGCCACGACTTCGGTGACGCACCTGACTGCCCGGTGCTCTGGGTGACGACCGGTGCGACCGACGCACCGTTCGGCGAAGTCGTGGAGATGAAATGATAGCGACACTCGCCATGATGGCGGCCCTCGTGGCCGCCTTCTTCTGGATCATCTTCCTGCAATGGAAGCTGACCAGAACCACCAAACGGTTGAGCAAGGTAGACCAACGCCTACACTCGGCACGTCTGACACTTACTGCAACCAAGGAAGCCAACGAGGCGCTCACGATGGAGACCGAGTTCTTCAAGGGCGTTCTGTTCGACGTAGCTAGGGGAGAAGCACATGTCTGGATCGAAGGTGATGAGCTCAGAGCAGCGCGAAAGTCTGCTGGAAACACATCGGTACATTAACGTCGAGTACTTCGACTGGTGGGACTGTATCGAGTCCGGCTTCAGGGAGGACATGAAGAAGGTCGGCATCGACGTGGCCCGCATATACTTCAGCGGGTTCTGGTCGCAGGGCGACGGTGCCTGTTTCGCGGGGCGGCTCGACAACGCCCTGACCTACCTCGACCACCATCACAAGGGCCAGTTCCCCATGATCCGAAAGCTGTTGGAGCATAGCGGCTGGGTCGGCGTCGAGTGTACACACCAAGGGCACTACTGCCACGAGAACTGCACCGCGTTCTGGGTGGATAGCGACACCCTGACCGGTATGCTGCCCCAGCCGACCGAGTTCCACGAGGCCGTCGTCGAACAGTGGCAGGACCAGCTGGAGGCCGAGACCGAAGAGCTCGAGGCGGCCGTGATCGAACAATGGCGGACCTACATGCAGGATCTCTACCGCAGGCTCGAGGCTGAGTACGACTACCTCGTGAGTGACGAGGCGGTGTGGGATGCGATCGAAGCGAACGAGTTAGATGAAGACGAGGGGAACTGGGATGAAGCTGCCTAGACTATTCGCAGCCTGTGACGACTGCTGGGAGAACGCACCCGAGCAAGGGTGCCACTTCACCGAGTCGGTCGGCTGGTCGTTCATGCACCAGAAGTGGCTGTGTGTCGAGTGCTGGGAGGAGCTCGACGCCGACGAGCGGACGATACCCTTGGTCTCCGCCAAGGATCTCCTGCCCACCGGGGAAGAACAGATGCAGCGGATGGTCGCTGCAGCAGCGAAGAAACGAATGGGAGTGAAGTGACATGATCTCAAGCTACAAAGCAGCACAGCTGCACATGGAGAAGGCCCGGAGCAAGGTCAAGGGCCGGCCCATGAAGGGTTCAGGGTGGCGGCTACACCAAGACGATGACGAGTACCCGGTGCGGGTCTATGACGTGGAGGTGGGGCGGTTCCTTCCTGACAACACGTTCATGTTCACCATTGACGGCAACCGAGCCTACAGCATAGCGCATACCCTCAGCGGCACGATGCACAGGAACCTACCACTCTCGTGGTTTCGCTACGCCCAGAAGAAGTACCGCGTGGACCACGTCTACAATATACACGGGCAGGCGTGGCAGCATTTCGCAAAACCCACCAGCGCACCTGAGGTGTACCCCGGCCTCAAGTTCGACATGTTCATGGGCAAGTGCCTCAACGCCAAGCCGGACTACAAACCCACGATCAACCCGGAGAAGCGCAAGGAGTGGTTGGCTGCCAGCCGGGCATGGAAGCGCAAGCTGAAGGCCGCCGCGCGTGTCGGTGTGTTTGACAAGCTGATCGCCGATGAGAAGCGTGACCCTACCCCTTGGACCGAACGGCCGGGGTGGGGTGACGACGAGTGGGTTGACACACTATACAAAGCAATCAAGGATGGGGACTGCAGCATCGACCTGCTGCGTATGTTTGTGGCGAGCGCGACGGGTGGGTGGGATGTTACATCCGAGTGGATGTACTCATTCGTCGAAGACACTGTGAAGAGACAGAGCGTGGAACTGCGCAAGCGGTTCGGCGTCTTCGAGGGGGAGTGATGTCAGACCCACGCCTTATAGACGTGGCGGCCGAGTGCCGTCGGCTTGAGCGAGAGGTATCGGATGCAGATTGGAACAGCGACCCAAGGCTGGAACAACTGGTCAGAGAGCTCAATCATTACAAGGACCTACGGGAACAGGGAGTACTCTATGAGCCCAATTTCTAGCGAAGAGAC